TTAGCCCGCTGTAGAATATCTAGTAAAACTGGAGGCCGACGCTGCTACGATTCTCAGAAAGAAATCAAATTAATTGCCTCAATTAGCTTGACCTCTCAGCACAATGGCCGACCAGAATACCAAGGACCTTTGCGCATGGATATAGTCTATTATTTTCATATAGCAAAAACCCGTGTAAATGAAATCAAAGAAAATGATTATATGTACTATCGTCCGGACGTAGATAACCTGGAAAAAATGACGTTAGACTTGTGCGTAGATGCAGGGTTATTTCACGACGATTCACTCGTTAGTGAAGTGTTTAAGAAAAAAGTGTACTCTAATAATCCACGAACCGAATTTACTATCAGGGAGTTGAATGGATAATTACCGAAAAGGTCGAAAAATAGACTCATGGAGTGATAAAGCGTTGTTTTTTGCTTGCATAATGTTTCTTGTCGCTTTTTTAATAGGGCCAATAACCTACTATTTGCCAGATTCCAGTTTGTTTATAATTTCATTATCTGTTTATTTAAGTATTTTAAGTTTAATATTATTTTGTGTCTGTAGCTGTGTCGCAATTTATTATTATAATAAAGGTTGATAATGGCAAAGATTAATAAGCCTAGCACGAAAACAAAAAAGGAGCCTAACCGTTTCATTCCTAAAAGGACCTGGGGTGAACTGCGTGAATACTATGATCTAATGACGGGAGAAGGGAGGCCAGGTAAGACCCCAGACGCATTTATTGCAGACGTTTGTGATGATCTTTATGAATGGGCTACCAAGAATAAGGGTATTGCTGTACGTGTAAATGAGTTTTGCGATGATTATAAAGCGCCCCGAAAGTTTTTAGATAAATACCCTTCAATTTGGCCTCTTCTTAATGAAGCTAAAGACGAAGCTAAGGCTATTCTAGGCGATCGTAATTATCGTAAAGCTGTAGAGGGTAGTTATGTATGGCCTGCTGTTAGACATACGCTTTATCAATTTCATAAAGATTTCAAAGATGCAGAAGAGTTTCATGCAGATCTCAAGGCTAAAGAGAAGGACGCTGTTGCGACTAAGTTGTTTGGCGAGATTTTTGATGCTAGAACAAAAACTGGTAAAGATAAGAAAGATGCTTAAATTGCCTATTGAAGTCCAGATAAAACTCAATCAATTCAAACCGCGAGAATATCAAGAAGGTATAATAAATGCCCTTGAGAGAGATAATTTTAAGAAGATATTTACTATTTGGCCTAGAAGAAGTGGAAAAGATTTTACGATCTTCAATTTAGTAATTAAAGCGGCATTGCGAAGAGTTGGTAGTTATTTTTATTGTTTACCTACGTTTAAGCAAGCACGTCTCGTAATTTTTGATTCTATAACGATAGATGGTAAGCGGTTTTTAGATTTTATCCCATCAGAGCTTGTATATAAGAAGAATGTTCAGGAGATGAAGATTACGCTTATTAATGGATCGATTATACAGTTTATTGGGTCGGATACGTATGATACTTCTCTGGTTGGGACTAATCCAGTGATGGTTATATTCTCCGAGTATGCACTTGCTGATGATAGAGCTTATAAATTTGTTAGGCCTATTTTGAATGCTAATGATGGGGTTGTTATAGTATGTTCAACACCACGTGGTCATAATCATTTTCACGATTTGTATCAAATAGCAAAACATAGTCCTGAGTGGTATTGTCAGAAATTAACGATTGATGATACAGCTCATATTTCAGTTGAGCAGATCAAAAGAGAAATACATAATGGTGAGATGTCTGAAGAGTTAGCCCGTCAAGAATATTGGACGGACTTCTCGATGGGTATAGAAGGTTCTTATTACGGTCGTTATATAGATAAGATGCGGTTAGAGAATAGAATATCGGAAGTTCCTTGGGAGCCTGCATATCCAGTTCATTGTAGTTTTGACCTGGGCATGAAGGATTCTACTTGTATTGTCTTTTTTCAGATTATTGGATCTGTTATACACATAATAGATTGTTATGATAACCATTCTCAAGGACTTGAGCATTATGTTAATCATTTACATTCTAAACCATACACATATGGCAAAATATTTGCCCCTCATGACATACAAGTGCGTGAACTTGGTACTGGTGTATCCCGATTAGAGAAGGCACGTTCTCTGGGGCTTAATTTACATATTGCACCTAAATTGAGTGTTCTTGATGGAATTGAAGCAGTTCGTTCTATGTTGCCCAAATGCTGGATAGATGAAAAGAAATGCGCGAGATTGATTAAAGCTCTTGAGAATTACCGTAAAGAATACGATCATAAACGCAAAGTATATAACGAAAAGCCGCTCCATAACGAGCATAGCGATTTTTCTGACGCAACACGTTATATGGCATTATCATTGCCTAAATGTGGTAAAGGGAGTTCGCCAGAAGAATTAGAGAGGCGTTATCAAGAGACACGCTACGGAACTCAACATGATCTGCCACGGCCTTTTAGAGAGACACCATATTAAGAAGGAGTAAGAAATGTCATTAATAGATGCAGGTAACTATAATGTTCATTTCAATGAGTTTTATTATATTTTGCAGCTTATTGTATTAAGTATATTCCTTTTTCTTGTTATTATTTTGGGATATATAGCGTATAGACGATTGCGATCTTCACAACAAGTTTATGAGATAGATGATCTTGCAAAAAAGATAGATGATAATTTAAAAGATCTTATGAAGAAATTTGCAGCTTATGCACATAACCTTGATGCTATTAATTTGGTTATGGGTGTAGAAGATAAAGTTCGATCTCGTTATTACAAAGAGATGATACCTCTTATGAAACGTTTAATACCTCATGAAGATTGGATTTATTTACATTGTCAGGCTATTGATATTCAATGCTGGGAAAAATATAAGAAAGAATTAAGAAAAGATTTACCAACATGATCTACCACGGCCTTTTAGAGAGACACCATATTAAGAAGGGAAAGTTATGAAAAATATATGGCGCAGATTTAATAGCAACAGTATTTCTGATATTATGCCTGAGATGAATGAGAGTTATATTGTCATTTTAAAGAGTAATAATAAATATCTAGGGGCAGCAGGAAATTGGTCATTGCATAATGGTTGGACAATTTCTTCCTATAGTTTAAATGAATCATTGCATGAGGATTTAAAAAGAGCCTGTAAAGTTGTTTATTGGTTAGATTATGAAATACCTGTAAATTTAGATGCTGTAGACTATTTTGAGACTGTATTAGCCCAAACACAGGTAGAGATTGAATCTTTTTATGAGGATATCGACATGGGTTTATTGTTAAAGATTATTGATAGGCTTGATTCTCGAAAACTACAGATAGAAGAATCATCACCGAGAGATATAATAACTGGACAGTAACTAGTAACTGTCAGAAAGCATGAAGTCTGGTATTTTTTAACCCTTTATTAAATAATTAAAACTCATTTATGTAGGTTTAGTTTGTCAGGCTTCATGACTGATTTGAGAGGATGATGATGGAAATGAAACTATATAAGGATGGGTCCCTAGAAAATAAAAATAATATGGAGTGGATCTCGGTTAAAGATAGACTCCCGGGATCAATATCTAACCATGTACTTGTTTATAGAAAAGGTAAAAAGCCTGAGATGGCTTACTTTTTGCATACAGAGAAGTTTTATAGTTTTACAATTGGTTATGATGTTGGGCAAACGTGGTCTCCTGAATACTGGGCACGTTTGCCCAAACTAGAAGACATTACTGAAATTGATTCAATTTATTATCAGTTAATATGGTTGTTACAGAATTTACCTGGAGAAGATAAAGAATTAATATGAAGTGGAATAAGTTCCCTGATGTGGAGCCACCAATGGGCAAAGATGTGATATAGCAATCTATGGGAAATATGATTATTTTACAGGTTAAACCTGTTTAGTTGTAATATTGTGGATACTAAAGTTGCGTCATTCATATTTCCCTAATTTCATAAACTTCTTGGTGTTTAGGTAAAACCTTTTCTAGACTCTTTCTATACATATGTGTAAATGACAATAATTATAGATAAGGGATGCCAATGTTATTTTCTGAGTCATCTCAATACCAAGATCCTAAATATCGTTCCATCATAGATTTAATGGATCGTAGCTATACAGAGGCGATTACGATTAACCAGGTCTATTGGGGACAGGCTGACACTGACTTACGTTTTTATTGTGGTGATCAAGATGCATGGCGAGCAATCTATGCAGGGATGCCATTTAATCAGAGTAAATCATTCAATTTCAACCGTATTCAGCGTATAAGCAATATGATCTCGGGTAAGCAACGACAAGATAGGAAATCTATCACGTTTACGCCCATTGAGAATTCTGATGAAGCTACAGCAGATCAGTTCACTAAGATATTCATGTGGTTAGACAAGCAAGAAGGTATATTAGAATCTGTTTCTGATGCCTTTGAGGGTGCTCTTATTACTGGAATGAATCTTATACAGGTCTGGATGGATTATCGTAATGATCCGATAAGTGGAGCGATAAAGATTGATAATTGTGCCTACAACAGCTTTCTTATTGATCCTTACTTTAGGAAACAAGATCTATCAGACTGTAATTACATTTGGAAGAGAACATATTTAACGGCAGCTGAATGTATATCATTGCTTCCGGACAAGAAAGAAGATATTGAAGGTTTACGGGGAACGGGAAATAAAGATGGTAAGTTCCAGTTTATGCCTGAGAATTACCAAGCTGACTTTAATAAATTACTAACGTACGATGAGTTTTACTACAAGACATATCGCAAACAGAAGATGCTTGTAGATACAGAGACTGGAGAGACTCTTGAGTGGACATCCGATGACGATGAGAAGCTTAAACAGTTTAAAGCTATGTATCCACAAGTTGACACTGTAGAATGCATGGTTCCTACGGTTAATTTAGCGATAGTTATACAAGGCCGAGTCATGTATGACGACCGCCTTGAACTAGATTGTTACCCATTCGTTCCAGTTTTTGCGTATTACAATCCACAGATACCATCATATCATCTACGGTTACAGGGTATTGTTCGCGGTCTTCGTGATGCACAATATCTCTATAACCGTAGAAAAGTTATTGAACTTGATATGCTTGAATCGGTCCAGAATACTGGCTGGATATATAAAGAAGATGCTCTTGTTAATCCAAAAGATGTATTCCAATATGGCCAAGGCCGTGGTATAGCTCTTAAATCAACAGCACAGATGACTGACGTTCAACAGATACCACCTCCGCAAGTGCCACCTACCACAATTGAATTATCAAAGATCATGGGTGAGGAAATCAACCAGATTGCTGGAATATCTGAAGAGATGTTAGGGCTTTCTGTTAATGATAAATCTGGTATATTAACTGCTCTTAAACAGACTGCTGGTTTATCGGCATTACAAGGCCTTTTTGATAGACTTGATTACTCGCAACGTTTACTGGGTAGACTTATATTAAAGCTTGTCCAAGGTAATTTCACTCCTGGTAAAGTTGAGCGGATTATAGAAGAGAAGCCATCAGAGCAGTTCTACAATAAGTACTTCGGCAAGTATGATTGCGTTGTCGCAGCCAGCATAAACACCGACACACAGCGTCAAATGGCGCTTGCCCAGGGTCTGCATCTCAAGGAAGCAGGCATTCCTATACCTGATAGCTTTTTCATTGAGAATATGGTTGTACAAAATAAAAAAGAAATTCTTGATGAAATTGAGCAGCAAAAACAACAAGCTCAACAACAGGAACAACAACAACAGCAAATTCAAATGGCAGAGATTCAAGCAAGGACTAATCTTGCAAACGCGAGGGCGGAAGCCGATAGAGGATTGGGAATTGAGCGGCTCAGTAGGGTCAACGAAAACGAGGCGATGGCTATAGAACGTCAGGCAGAGGCTTCTAAGGATCGAATGGCTGGTGTGCTCGACATGGTCAAGGCTATGAAAGAAATTGAGCAAATTGACATAAACCAGATAGAGAAACTAGTAGCTCTTGCTAATCTATTGAAGACTGATGAACTGCAAACAAAAGCTGAAACACAGGTAGAATCTGCAAAAACAAAAATAGAAACAGCAACGAAACTTAAAGAGCCTGTAGTCTAGAAATGTTTTGTTAAATATTTACGAAAATGATAGAATGGACTTGTATAATAAGGAGTCCATTCTATGGCAGAAGATTTAACAGGCTTAAAATTTGGAATGTTAACGGTTGTAAATAAAAGTGTTGACGGAACTATTAGGCATCCTAAGTATAATTGTCTATGTTCGTGTGGGAATAAACATATTGCGAATCGATGTTGGTTAAAGAAAAGTAAAATCCCATCATGCGGATGTATTCGACGAACTCAAAATAGTTTATCAGGAACTAAGTCTTATTTTACATGGCGAAAAATGCTTGGTAGGTGTAATAATTTTAAAAATAAAAGATATTGCTATTACGGAGCTAGAGGGATAAAAGTTTGTGACTCCTGGCTAAAGTTTTTAAATTTTTATGCAGATATGGGAGAGCGGCCTGCTGGGAAAACTTTAGATCGAATAGATAATAATGGTAATTACACTAAAGAAAACTGTCGATGGGCAAGTCATCAAGAACAGTGCCGGAATAGAAGATCTTCAAGGTTCCTAGAGGCTTTTGGGGAAAAATTAACTCTTATTGAATGGGCTAATAAAACTGGAATAGATTCGAATATGATTTTGCGTAGACTAGCGAAAAAATTATCAGTTGAAGAAGCTCTTTCTTTAAAACCCAATAGGCGGGTCTTCAAACAGTTAACAGCTTTTGGTAAGACCCAAAAGGTTTCTGCTTGGTCAAAAGAAAAAGGTATTCATGACAGTGTAATACGTGGACGTTTAAATTCAGGGTGGTCAGCAGAAGATGCCCTTACATTAAAACCATCTCCCAAAAATAAGAATTATAAAACTTTAAAAGCCTTGTCTATTCTTTAAAAATATTAGTATTATTTGTCTGAACTCCATTACCGAAGTGAAAAAGTTTTCACGGGTAGATAGAGGTTAATCCTTGCGGAGAGATCCGCAGTTTCTACAGAGGTGTTTTATGAAAAAGAAATACTATGGCGTTAGACAAGC